GTGCATTTGTGAATCCTGGTTAGCTTGTTTCATTATTCTACGCCCCTCTTTAAATTATTAAATTCGTAATCATAAGCAAGCATTACATCTTCGTAATGATCTTCCCATTCATAAGGATAAACTGCAGCCATAAATATAATAGCTTCATTATATCCCAATCTATCTACATATTTATAAAACATATTAAGCAAGTAATGGAATGGTGTAGTCTTTAAAGTGAATTGATTAGTCATTAAAATTTAACTCCTCTGCTTCGTCTTCGCTTGCTTGATGTTGAATTTCTTCCAATTCTTTTTGATGCTCTGCTTCTTTAGCAAGCAACATATTAGAATTATTAATTTCTAAAATTGTGCTTTTAAAATTTTCTAAAAAATCATAAGACATATTACAGCCCCCCGTTATTAAATGTTATGTTGCGAATGCCTACATCCATCATCCGACCATCTCTTGATCGAAAAAAATCAATACTCTTTTCTGAGCCTATATAAATATGGGTTTCTGGATTAATTCCCGCTGTTTTGGCGTTCTTCCACGCTATTTTGCGTGATTGTGATCCGTGGCTTTTTATCATTCTTTGTATCATTTTATTATCCTTTTAAAGGTGGGTGAACTCGCTCTGCCAATTTCTTACATTTAGTAAAATTGGGGGAGTCCACCCGTTGGGAGAAAATTATAATTCTTGTGGTGTGTGACCTATCACAGAATCAGAAGATTCGAACCTTTTATCTTCTCTGGTTAAAAGTAACTCTGTGCCATATGCAGCAAGTTTATACTCTCTTAAAATAGTAGAATCATCGGAGTAAGTGCGAGTAGTAATTTTAATAATATCTTTCATATCGCACATAAGATGCATATATTTATTTTCACCATATGTATTCTTGGTGGCTTTTAAATCGTGTTTAAACTCAATATCAATAATCCTCTCAATATCTGGCCCCTTGCAATTCTTCGCGTTAAACTTATTTTCAAGCCTTGTTAATGTATTAAAAAATATTTCAGTAACTAACATTTCATTTTGGTCTTTCATTTTTTTACCCCTTTATTATTATTAATATTTTCTTGATATGAACCTTCGCCAGTAGAATAAACAAGCCAGTAACCGCAGTTTTCGCAGTCCTCTTGGGTGAACGTTTTATCTAAGGTTGGCGCTTCACAATATTGACAAGTAGTCATTTCAAAATTTTGATTCATTTTTTACTCTCCCGTTGAATGAATACCAAGTATAACAAAATCTGTGACCTACTGCTAATTTAATTATGGCCATATTTTAATGAATCCTGGAAAGTCAAGAAATAAATTAATTATTTTAAAAATAAAATTTCTTCGTCGCTAAAGCTCCTCAGGTCTGTAATTGTTTTTCGCAGGCTCAAAAGGACTCTTTATCATTATGCACAATATGATGGATAACTTTGCCTCCCTTTGATCTCTAAAGGATCTCTGGTCGGCCTAAAGTTACCCACAGAATTGCACACAATATAAGGTGCTAATCTGAATTAAATGAAACCTATGCACTCCCTTGCCTAACCGTAGTTTTGCATCCCCTTTGATAAGGATGATAAGTATATGGAATACCAATGAACTCAATAGGTTAACTGAGGGGATAAGGTGTCTATCTGCCATTGAGTTCTGGGGAGACTGTGAAGTTATATAGTAGTATCTATAGACTTTACAGGTCTCTGTAGCTCCGTAAACCAGATAGAACTCTTTAAAAGTACCCCCTAGCTCTCCAGCCTCCATAGATCTCTGTAGTTCTATGGAGTTCTGCAGGATAAAGAGTCTTCTGAGCTTGCGAAGGTTACTTTCTAGGTGCTGAAGTCTACAGAGATCTAAGGGGGGGCAGGAGACCATAGGGGGTACCACCCATATATATAGCATACATATACATTTTCTATAGATTTAGACCATTAACCAGATAGAATACTGGTATATCTGCGGACTCTATAGAGCTTTATAGAGCTAGGTATACTAGGTTGAACCCTGGGGGGAAGATTACTTTAGTATATAGTTCAGATTACTGTTTGTCAAGACATATCGTAAATAACTTGACAGATCTTCAAGGGAACTATATACTATTCTAATGTCAGTATTAAATACAATTGAAAAAAAAGAAGTAAAACGAGAGTTAACAGAGAAGCAACAGTCTTTTCTTAAGCATCTTGTAGAAACTCAAGGTGATGCGAAGCAAGCTGCACAGTTAGCAGGCTATTCTTCACCTCATCATCACGTTGTTAAGAGTTTAACATCTGAAATACTAGAGCTAACTAAAGAAGTACTAGCAACATCAGCTCCTAAAGCAGCTTTTAAGCTCGTAGAGATTATGGAATCCAACAGACCTATTGTCCAGGCTAGTAATAAACTAGCTGCGGCCACTACATTGCTCGATAGAGTAGGTGTAGTCAAGATAGATAGAGTGGATGTCAACCATAATGTAGGTGGGGGTATCTTTTTAATGCCAGATAAAGCCCCAATTGAAATAGATAAAGAGCATTATACTGTAATCAATAAGGAATAACACTATGGACTTTTTAATAGGTACAATATTTATAGTTGTAATAGGTGTAGTTATGTTAAAGCGAGTTAAACCAGAACTCTATGCTAAGTTAAGAGCTAAGTTACCTTTGTGAAAAATACCAGTAGAGACAGCTACTTTAAAAAACAAGGTAAGAAAGAACAACGCTACGATTTAAAACAACGTAAAGATAAACTGCAATATAGAGAAGCGTTATCGCAACTGGAAAACTATGGCCGCCAAAAAAAAGAAATCAACCGTAAACAAAGCAGGTAACTACACTAAACCTACTATGCGAAAGCGTTTGTTTAATAAAATTAAAGCAGGAACTAAAGGCGGTAACGCTGGTCAGTGGTCTGCCCGTAAAGCACAGCTATTAGCTAATCAATATAAAAAAGCAGGTGGAGGATATAAATGAAAGGCGTTAAACATTATAAAAAAGACGGTACTGAATACAAAGGTGTTTCTCATAAAATGCCTAACGGTACTGTTCATACAAATAAAGCACACACTAAAACAAGTGTTAAGCTTTTTCATCTTAAGGATCTTTCTAAGACAGCTCAGATAAAAGCTAAGAAGAAAAAATAACAATGGCCTTAAAGAAATCTCAACAGTCTTTAAAGAGATGGACAAAACAAAAGTGGCGTACTGCTAGTGGTAAGAAATCTTCTAAGACAGGAGAAGTCTATGCGCCTGCAGCAACTATAAAGAAACTACAGTCTACTGCAGCAGGTAAAAAGAAACTAGCTGCCGCTAATAAAAAGAAAAGAGAAGCTACTGCCCAGGGTAAACAACGGGCTAACCACGGTTTACATAAGGGGAAAAAAAGATAATGAGTGTAACACACAGAGGTGAGACCTTTGAAGGTTTAAACAAACCTAAAGCTTCATCGAAAGGTAAAAAAAGTCACGTTGTTCTTATCAAAGATAACGGTAAACTTCGTATGATACGTTTTGGTGAAAAGGGCGCAAGCACTGCAGGTAAACCTAAAGCTGGTGAGTCTGATAGAATGAAAGCTAAACGTAAGTCGTTTAAAGCTAGGCACGGTAAAAATATAAAGAAAGGTAAAACGTCTGCAGCTTATTGGGCTAATAAGGTTAAGTGGTGACACTGGGTATCCTTATGCAACAGTTAAATCAAATGACTATGTTAGCTCCTGATAATTATGTTAGACGTACATCATCTACTGTTCCTTTTGGTTATGAGATGTCTCCTGTAGACGGTTACTTAAAACCTATACCTGAACAACTCAATATACTTAAAGAAGTAGCTGAATCTGTACACGCAGGAGAAATTAGTCTAGGCATTGGTGTAGATTGGTTAGAGGCTGAAACAGGTAGGAAAATGTCGAGAGCAGGCTTAAAAAAACATACGGATAAAGTTTATGGACGATTGGCTAAAAAATCCTAAAAAATACTTGACAGATTCTCAAGGGAACTATATACTAAAGAAAGATGGCACTCCCCAGAAGAAAAGGGGTAGACCTAAAAATAATGAGTTATCTGATGTTAAAGCAGCAATACACGCACAAAAAGCTTTAAGAAAGAAAAACTCTAAAGTTACAAAATTGCGCAGAAACTTACGCAAAGAAGAAAAGAAGTTAGCTACAAGTAAAAAAGTATTAACATCTAATGTTATTACTGAAGCAGAAAGTAAAGAACTACCAGATGCTATACAGCAACATTTAGATGAAACAGGTTCCTACGTTGAGTTTATGCCTAACAAAGGGCCACAGAAAGATTTTTTAGCTGCACCAGAAAAGGATGTCTTATATGGTGGAGCTGCAGGTGGTGGTAAGAGTTATGCAATGTTAATAGATCCATTGCGCTCCTGTCACAATCCTGTACACAGAGCATTGATACTTAGAAAGTCAATGCCTGAATTACGAGAACTAATAGATAAGTCTAGAGAGCTATACCCTAAAGCCTTTAAAGGTGCTAGGTTTAAAGAAGTAGAAAAGCTATGGCAGTTTCCGAGTGGAGCTAAGATAGAGTTTGGATTCTTAGAAAGAGATGCAGATGTCTACCGTTATCAAGGACAAGCATATAGTTGGATAGGGTTTGATGAGATTACTCATTTACCTACAGAGTTTGGTTGGAACTATTTAGCTTCACGTTTAAGAACAACAGATAAAAATTTACAGACTTATTTAAGATGCACAGCAAACCCAGGTGGCGTGGGAGCGCAGTGGGTAAAGAAAAGATATGTAATGCCTAACGAACCTAATAAAACATTCTTAGGACACGATGGGCTAACAAGAAAATTCATCCCTGCTCGATTACAGGATAATCCTTATCTAGCAGAAGATGGTGAATATGAAAGGAT